AGGGCCCCCATAAGGGGCCCTCCCGGCGCTAGTGCCTTACAAAGGCATGGCCTAGAAGGGTTATACCCTTCTACTCCACAACCATACGGAGGATTCGTATGCCTTATGTCACACAGAGTCGTAGCATTCCACGACCAATGGCCGATAATCTCGGACGTTGGTTTTGGACTGGGTCTTATCGACCCACAACTCAGTATGGCACATCCAATCCCGGAGGCTTGCAAACTACCACAAGTTATCGTGGTAGTGCCGAGAAGGATTACAGTAGGATGTCTGGCCCTGATCTTCGGAAGAGTCTCCGTGCCGATTATATCTCACGATATGATACGGGACATGAGTTCTCTACCGATAAAACGGAGACTTTAGATGAAAATATTGCCTCCGTCAGCGCTAACATCCGTCTTAACATCTACTACCCGAAAACACCCGCGGTACTTGTCGGACGATTCGTCCCAAGTATCATGGATGGGGGAGTATGTACAATGGCAGACATTCCTACTGATCAGCTTGATCAGTGGGGTCGTGCTGCTATTGCTAAGACGGTTCCTACTGCACCGGAAGCTGGCGTCATGTCGGCGTTTATCGAACTTAGGGAAGGTCTTCCTAAGCTCGTTGGCGCATCTCTCGCTAAGAATGGTCTCAAAGCCAAAGGCCTTCCTAAGGCGGTTGGTAATGAGTTTCTTAACGTAGAGTTTGGCTATAAGCCCCTTGTTGGGGATATAGTCAAATCGGCACTTGCTGTAGTTGATTTCGAGAAAAGACTCGCTCAACTACGCAAGGACAGCGAACAGGTTGTTCGCCGTCGCGCTCAGCTGGCATCAGAGTCGACAGCTCGGGTCGTGAACCTTACTGGTTCCAATGTTACGGGGCCTTATCTCCCCTATATGAACACTGGTACTGGTAATGTGAACATGACTTCCGAGGTGATCTACTCCAAGGGAGCACCCATTCGTCTGGAAGAATACCAGAACGATGTGTGGTTTGCCGGAGCATATACTTATTACCTTCATCAGGGACAAGAGTTCCATGATAAGGTAAGGGAATATGCACAGTTAGCACATTCGTTGCTAGGGGCAGATCTTAGCCCCGAAACTGTCTGGCAAGTTACTCCCTGGTCCTGGCTATTGGACTGGTTCGCTGATACTAACGTATTTATGCGTAATATCACTGAACTTCAGCCTGATAGCTCTGTGCTGCGATACGGGTACGTTATGTCGACTCAAAAGACGACATGGACCTATATCGTCCCGAACATCGTGCCTCAAGTTGGGGCATCATGTCCGAGTTCCTCTTCTGTTACTCGATTGAGAACAATCAAGCAGCGGAGGAAAGCAACGCCGTATGGATTTGGCCTCGATATTGGAGGTTTTTCCTCTCGTCGATGGTCAATACTCGGAGCTCTTGGAATGTCTAAGAGCGATCGAGCGCTCAAGCCCTGAAAGATCTTCAGGGTTGAGTGAAGACGAACGCGCAAACAGCGTGTTCCCAACTAGTGTTAGGATCTCTGCTATGGCATTCGCCGACCCTCAGTCTGTCACCGTTAATGCCGTGCCGGTTTCGCTTCCGCGAACCAGCTCGGGTACAAACGCCGGAGCTTTCGCAAGCTCTGATGGTTTGTATGGCCTCTCGGTACAGCATTCCTATGGAAAGCGTACTCGTAGGTCCATTCGGCTCACCGGATCTAAGGTCTCTGCAGATCCGCTTGTCCCTTCGCAGAACGTGCGTTCGTCGATGAGTGTTTATCTCACCGTCGACACGCCTGTGAACGGATACACGGTCGCAGAGGCCAAGTACGTCGTTGATGCGCTTGTCGCGTATCTTACGGCGTCTACCGGTGCTCGGGTCACCCAGCTTCTGGGTGGCGAGAACTAGACAGACGTTCTCGACAGGAGGCCATGGCTAAGGATTCTGTCAGCCCAACTAAAAGATTGGACGTCAGATGAAAAGCCTGATGGAGCTCCTACGCTGTGTCCTCGAAGATTCGGGGACACGATGTGGCACTAGCACCATCCGTGATTGGAAAACCGTCACGGAACGGTTCGAAGATGAGGGGTTCTCGTTTTTGACGATTGCCCTCCCGAACTACTGTAAGGACTTCGAAAGAAGTCTTGACAGTGGTAAGGTGGATCGCGACCTGTTTCAAGGCTTTGCCTTTACAGGTGGTCTCCCCCGATTTCTCGGAGGTTTCCTCGATCTTATCTTCGATCGAAAGAGCGGTGTGCTACTCGAGAGTCCGAGCTTGGAGTCCATCCGTTCTGTTAGGCAGATAACTCTGCTTTTCAGTAAGATGGAGGCTCGTTGTACCCCCAAAAGGGAGAGACGAGCGATCAAGCAGTATCTCGAGTGTGAGCAGGATGTACACCAGTGGACGGAGCATCATTCAGATGACTCTGTCAGACTCAATGATCTTCATCGAGTCGGCATGCTCTTGTGGGGCGATTTATTTTCAGCTGTAGAGACTCGTCTCTACAATGAAGGTATCGTCCCGAAGCATGGCCCTGGTGCCACGGCTGAACGGCTTACCAGCAATGGTAAGTACCGACAGCAAACGTGGACCTCTCGGCTGGAAGGTGAGTTCCCACATTGGGAACTACTAATTCCATCTGAATCCTTCCTTGATAGGATGGATGAGGTTACAATCCTCGAACCCGGGCAAGAGCAACCGTCAAGGCTTGCTCTTGTTCCTAAAACGCAGAAGACACCACGAATCATCGCCATCGAGCCTGCCTGCATGCAGTTTGTGCAGCAAGGCATTTTGAGGGTGATGACGGAAGAAACTGAGAGACATTACTACTCTTTCAGTTTCGTCATGTCAGAATCGCAGAAGCCTAATCAGGCTCTTGCGAGAGATGGCTCTCTTTTTAGAGAGCTTGCTACACTCGATTTGAGTGAAGCTTCTGACCGTGTCTCGAATCTACATGTATCGACTCTACTACGTAACTTTCCGCATTTTCGTAATGCAGTTAGTGCGTGTAGATCCGAAAAGGTAGATGTACTTGGAGATGTAATTGAAATCTCCAAGTTCGCGTCTATGGGTTCGGCGCTTTGCTTCCCCTTCGAAGCCCTTGTCTTTGCGACAGTGGTCTTCTTAGGGATAGAGAAAGCGTCTAGCCACCGCCTCACCCACAAGCAAATTAATTCGCTTGTAGGTAGGGTGCGCGTCTACGGTGACGATATTATCGTTCCCGTAGATTATGTGCAGTCTGTTATTCAGGAACTTGAAGCCTATGGCTTCAAGGTGAACAACAACAAATCTTTCTGGACCGGAAGGTTCAGAGAGAGTTGTGGTTCAGACTTCTACTCCGGTAGCCGCGTTACAGCGGTGAAAGTTCGTAGAAGTCTCCCTGTAAGCAGACAGCAAGGTGAAGAGGTCGTTTCTGCCGTCTCACTTCGAAACCAGCTGTTTCATGCTGGTTACGATCGAGCGGTAGATTTTCTGGATAGTGTGATCGAACGGGTAATTCCCTTCCCGTTCGTTCCATGGTATTGCGACGACGCAACTGCGCCGAAGCCTATCATCTACCAGAAAACGCCTCTACTGGGTCGACATGGTTATGGCCCTTGCCAGGCCGATGGCCATGATGACAACCTCCATCTCCCACTTGTAACGGGAGCGGTGGCTGTGTCGAAGTCTCCAATTGATGAATTGGATGACTACGGCGCCCTTTTGAAGTGGTTCCTGATGCGTGGCGAGGAAGACCGCCCCGTTGAAGATAAGGATCACCTTCACCGAGCTGGACGTCCGGATGCCGTCTACATCAAGATCCGGAAGGC